TGCACGCAAGGCGCTCGCTGCACGCGGGCCGATGATCACCGTTCGCTTCGAGGACCTGGTCCAGTTCCCGAAGACCGCGCTCGCCGGCATTCAACGCTTCATCGGCTGGCCCATCGACATCGATGCGGCAGCGCGCGCCTTGCTGCCTCGACCCGCCGGAGCCGCATGCCTACCCGACATGCTCGAGTTTGAGCTGCTCGATCGCGAAGGCGGTGCGCGGTGATCGCGAAGATCGTCGACGTCGCAGGCCGCTTCTTCGCCCTCCGGAATGAAGCTCGAGCTGCAAGCATCCTGGCGATCGAGCCGCGGCGCGATGCGCGTGGGCGTGGCCACATGCCGTCGTTCCCGCTGCGCGAGTGGCTGGTGTGGGGCGGCTTTCAGCTCCTGCTGCTCGCCATCGCGTACGGATTCATTGGGCTGGTGTGGCTCGCATGTTGGGTGCTGTCATGAGCCGCCGCGGGCTCATCGTCTGCGTCACCGGCGGCCGCGACTATGCCGACCGCGCGCACCTGTTCGACACGCTCGACGCCATCCACCGCGGCACCGTCTACCAGCCGCCGCTCGCGGAAGGCATCCACGGCATCGCGACGATCGTGCATGGCGCGTGCGGCTGGGACGAGGGCGACCCGTCGACGTGGGAGCTGCTGCGACTCGAAGGCGCGGACGCGCTGGCAGACGAGTGGGCCGCGAGCCGCGGCGTCGAGCTGTGCCGCATGCCGGCCAACTGGACGAAGTACGGACGTCCCGCCGGACCACGCCGCAACACCGCAATGGCCGCGAAGCTCGTGCATCTCGGACATCACCGCGCGCTGGTCGTGGCGGCGCCCGGCAACCGCGGCACGGCCAATATGGTCGCGCAGGCGCGGGGCAAGCAGCTGCAGGTGCGCGCGTGCTGCTCGGCACATCCACTGGCGGTGACGCGGTGACGCGGAAGCACCCGCATGCTGGTCTCACCGGCTACAAGCGCGACTTCGTGAAGCTCGTGCACGACCTGGTGCGCGAAGGCGGTCGGAACCACCGCGAGGTGTTCTCCGATTTCGTCGAGCTCGCATTCTGCACGTTCGCGAAGATCACGCGGATCGGAGAGCGCGCCGACGAGATGGAAGCGCGGTACATGCGCACCGCCTCCGCGCGCAGCCATGCGTACGTCGCGCGCATGCCCGAGCTGATGGGCATGATGACGCTCGCGCTGCGCGAGCAGCCGTGCGACTTCCTCGGCTCGATCGCCGGCGAGCTCGACGTCCTCTCGGAAGGCATGGGGCAGTTCTTCACGCCGTTCGAGCTGTCGCTGACGATGGCCGACCTCACCTTCGACGAAGGCGCCGAGCAGCTCATCAAGGAGCGTGGGTTCCTGACCGTCGGCGAACCGGCATGCGGCTCGGGCGGGATGGTGCTCGCGCTCGCCGAGGTCCTCGCGCGCAGGGGCTTCGACCCGTGCACCAGCATGTTCGTGCAGGCCACGGACCTGTCGGTCACCGCGTTCCAGATGGCCTACGTTCAGCTGTCGGTGCGAGGACTCGCAGCGGACGTCATCCACGGCAACACGCTCACGCTCGAGCAGTTCGGTGGGGAGATCACTCCGGGGAAGCTCGCTTTCATGGTGCACCACGGCGAGCGCTGGAAGGTGTATGCCGCACGCGGGTCGTTCAAGCCGATGCTCGAGCCGAACGACCGGGCGATCCCCCCGCACCCGGCACCGGGCGATCCAGCGCCGCGCGCGCCGCGGCGGGCTGAGCAGACAGCGCTCGCATTCGACGATTCTGCGTGGGCCCAGCCCGCGCGAGAAGGGAGCGGTGCGCGATGATTCTTGTACGGGTCGAGCACGTCGACGCGAAGACCGGAGAAGCTCGTGAGATCGCGCGGGGCGTAATCAGCCAAGGGCCTCGTCTGTACGACGAGCAGTACTCCGCTCGTTTCGAGGAGTTCGCCACTCTCGATGGTCGCTCATCCACGCGAGAGTCGCCGACCGTCGAGGTGAAGTGGAACAGCCGTGGCGGTCCAACCATTTGGGGCTTGGTCCTTCGAGCTCTGCTACGCGCCGTCCCGGGGTCGCGATGATGCTATTCCGCGACCCCGCACCGGCACAGCTGTTCGTGACCGACGTTCTGCGCTGCCTCAGCGCCCACCGCTTCGACGCCACGACCGAAGAGCGCCTGCAGCTCGGCATCGCTTCCGCGCTCTCGACCGCCGGCCTCGAGCTCGAACGCGAAGTGGTGCTCGCGCCGGGATCGCGGATCGACTTCCTCAGCGCGAACGGGATTGGCATCGAGGTGAAGATCGACGGCAGCGAGACCAGCGTGCTGCGGCAGCTGATGCGCTACGCCGAGAGCGATCGTGTGACTGCGCTCGTGCTCTTCACCACGCGTTCGAAGCACCTGAGCATGCCCGCCATGCTGCGCGGCAAGTTGCTGTCGGTCTACTTCCAAGGCGGGATCTGATGCGCACCTACGGCACAGCAGAGCTGAAGAACGGCTATTGGATCGTGGAGTGCGAGCCGCACGTGATGTTGAGGCTCAAACGCATGTTCGGTGGCGTTAGCAAGTCGTCGATGGGCGTGGTCAAGATGAAGGCCACCGACGAGATCAGCCGTGACCTGCTCTGGTTCACGCAGCGGTTCGCGCTGGAGGTAAAGCAGCCCGAAGAGCTCGATCGCAGAGCGCAACGGCATATCGCGAGCTGTGAGTCGTTCGAGCGCCTGATAAGTGGGCAGGCGCAGCCGCAGCACTTCGATCTCTCGGTTCCACCGCGCGATTACCAGCGGGTCGCGGCATCGCTGATGCTCGAAGCCCGCGGGCTACTGCTCGGGGATGAAGTTGGGGTCGGCAAGACCACCTCGGCAATCTGCGCGCTCACCGACCCGCGCACGCGCCCCGCCCTGGTTGTGACGCTCACACACCTGCCGACGCAGTGGGAACGCGAGATCAAGCGGTTCTGCCCGCGCCTACGCACGCACGTGATCAAGAAGGGAACGCCCTACGACGTGCGCGGAGGAGCTCGGAATCGCAAGCGCAGAGCGAACCAAGTCGACTTGCTTGAACCGGAGTTCCCCGATGTCCTGATCATCAACTATCACAAGCTCCGCACGTGGGCGGAGACGCTCGCTGGCGTCGTACGATCGATCACCTTCGACGAAGGGCAGGAACTGCGCCGGAGCGGATCCAAGGGCGAGCCGAGCGCGAAGTACGAAGCGGCGATGCACGTTGCCAAGCACTGCGACTTCCGTTGGGCCCTGACGGCGACTCCCATCTACAACTACGGGATCGAGTTCTACAACGTGCTCGCCGTGCTGCGTCCCGATGCGCTGGGCGAGCGCGCGGAGTTCATTCGAGAGTGGTGCGTTTCCGATGGAGACGCCGACAAGGCTGAGATCAAGGATCCGAAGGCATTCGGGACCTATCTCCGCGAGAGCGGGCTGATGCTGCGCCGCACGCGCAAGGACGTAGCGCGCGAGCTGCCGGCGATCACCCGAGGCGAGTACCACTGCGATACCGACGACAACGCCCTGGCCGAGGCTGAGGATGCCGCCGCCGAGCTCGCACGCATCATCCTGGCGAAGGACACGGCTTGGTCGGCGCGCGGCCAAGCAACCCGCGACCTGGACTGGCGGCTCCGGCAAGCGACCGGCGTGGCGAAGGCGGCGCACGTTGCTTCGTTCGTCAAGATGCTGGTCGAGAGCGGCGAGAAGGTCGTGCTCTACGGCTGGCACCGAGAGGTCTACGCGCTCTGGCTCGCGCAGCTGAGGGATCTGCACCCCGTGATGTTCACCGGCTCGGAATCGCCGACGCAGAAAGAGGCGGCGCGGGAGGCGTTCGTCAACGGTGACGCGAAGGTGCTGATCATGAGCCTGCGCGCCGGCGCGGGTCTCGATGGCTTGCAGTACGTCTGCCGCACGGTCGTATTCGGAGAATTGGACTGGTCTCCCGGCGTTCATCATCAGGCCGAGGGCCGCGTGTTCCGCGACGGCCAGGCGGATCCGGTCTCGGTCTACTACCTGGTGAGCGACTCGGGCAGCGACCCGTTCTTGTCCGAGACGCTCGGTCTGAAGCGAGGTCAGATCGAGAGCGTGATCGATCCGGACGCTGAGCTGGTGACACAGCTCTCGTCGAACGCAGCCGATGGAATCAGGCGCATCGCCGAGAAGTACCTCGAGAAGTCGCGCGGCGCGCAGCCGCTCGAAGCGGACAACGCTGCGACGCAACCAGCGGCACCGACAGCCGATGCGGGAGCATGAATATGATCGTCCACGAAGGACACGGGATGCTGCTCGAGGCCGACCGCGCGCCGATCGATCTCGTGTTCGTCCGCTGCTCCGACTGCGGCGGCTCTCACGCGTGGTGGATCGACCGCCGAACGGGCCGCCGACTTCAGCGCGTGCCCGTGGCGCAGGCATGATCAAATCGACCGAGCGAGCGTCAGAAGTCGGCCCGGTCGCGCGTCCTACCTGCATGACCACGAACGCATTCATGTGTGAGAAGCACGACGCGCACGGCATCGGTTCCGAAGGCTGCGCGCTCTGCGCTGTTGAGCGCGACCCCGTCGCAGCGCTTCGCGCGGAAGGCGCGGCCGCGGCCAAGCACGGGAACCTGCACGAAGCTGAGATCGACCGGCAGCGCTGGAAGAGCTTCACTCGGATCGCCAAGCTGATCGGCTTCTCGGGCGTCGTACCCGCGTCCTGGCGCGACGCTTGGACCGAGGGGTATCTCGAAGTGGTGCGCGCGCGGCATCGCAGGATGTACGGGCGCCCGAGCGCTTGACCGTGCTCAGGGGGCGAGCCCACGCTGCAGGATGCAATCGCGTCTGCTGCGCATTTCCTCCGTGAACGCTACAGCGCTGCGCGCGCACGCCGGCCTCGTCGACGGGACGCCCGATGCTGTCGAGTACTCGGCCCACGAACCGTACGCAGTGCTGACCACGCGCGACTACGAGGCAGCGTTGCGCTTCTGCATGAAGGCGGGTGGCATACTGCCGGATGTGCTCCAGGTCGAGCCGATCGACCACGCCGAGGCGTGCGCGCGCTGGGGTGTGACGAGCGGTCGGAGACTATGAGAATCGGGAACAGCCTACGGGTTGGAACCGGTGTAGGCTGCAACGCCATGGCACTCGCGACGCGCAGCGACAAACCAATCACCGTCGCCGAACTCGTCGCCGAACTGCAGCGCGCAATCGCGAGCGGCGAGCTGGCGCCTGACCTTCCGGTCGAGCTCGAGGGCTGCGACTGCACCGAGTTTTGCGGCGGCGTGGACCTGAGCCACCCCAAGCCGCGTGTCGCGTTTCTGATGCGCATCGAGGGGGCGGCGAGGCCTCCGGATCCGCGGCTGGTGCCGTCGGACGAGCGGGAGTAGCGTGGACGCGATGGACGACGGCCCCAAAACCAAGATGGACCGGCACCTACTCGACCCCGAGCACCTCGACCTGGCCGAGCGGTCAATCGAGAAGGCCGCCGAGCGCGGCATCGCCGCCGCGTTCCCTGATGGCGTCCCGCCCGGTCACGCGCTGCGCTACGACGTCTCGAAGTCGGCGGACGACCCGAGCGCTTGGAGCGCGCACAACATGGACTGCGGCGCCTCCGACGGCCGCTACGTCTACGTGATGGATTGGGGGCCGGCAGAAACGCTGCCCTGGAACGCCCCGGATGTCGCGAGCCCGCTGACGTTCGACGGCGCCAGCGACAGGTTTCACGCCCAATACGAGCCCATGCAGCTCGGCGCAGGCCTTCAGTGAAGCGCGCCGACACCGCCCGCGGTTTCGCCCGCTACGACTTCGCCGACAGCAACGGCGAGCCGTGCTCGCTGCAGAAGTCGAGCGTGGCGACGGATGACCTCGTCTGGCTCGGCCGAGATGGCGAGCGCACGCGCATGCACCTGACGCGCGCGCAGGTGGCGGAGCTGCTGCCGCTCCTGCAGGCGTTCGTGGACACGGGCGAGATTGGCTGACGCATGCGCTGCGCGAACTGCAGCCGCGACGTCCCTGGGCTCGCGTACCAAGAGGGAACGACGTCCGGCAACTGGGCGTCGTTCGACCTCGACCGCGCCGTAGACGACGGGATCGTCCCGCGTGAGTACGCAGAGTATCAGGCGGCCAAGTTCTGTGGTTGCGACGGAACGACAAAAGCCCCACCGCCGCGAGGCGATGGGGCCGAGTAGCAGTGCGCGCTGTTCAGCTCTGGATCACGTGATGTCGACAACCAGCACCCAGTCACCTTGGCCCGTGCCGTTGTTGCCCGGCGTCGTCACGCTCTTCGCGCTCAGCGTGTTGTTCCATGTGCCGCCGATCGCGGTGTAGCTGCCGTCTGTGGGATTGAACCAGCGCGCGCGCATCGTTCCGGTGCCGATCATGCCGCGCAGGTCGATCGTGAACGTGACCGCACCGGTCCCGTTGGGCGGCACGTAGGCAACGAGCCAGGTGCCGTCGCTGGCCATGCAGCCCTGGATCCACTCCCAGTTGTTCGCGGTCTGCCCACCGATCAGCGTGCGGCTGCTGATCTGCGTCTTGCCCGACGGAACGAGCAGCGTCCATCCGTTGTTTGGGAGCGCCTTCCAGAAGTTGATGCTGTGGACGTTGTCGTGGCAGACGTCCGTATCGAGACGAGAAGCTACCGACGGCGACCCCGTCTTGCCGAAGTCCCAGATCCCTGATGTTCCGAAGTTGCTGCCAGCGAACCCGCCGGCCGTGATGCCCCACCAAAGCGCTGCGCGAATACCTTCGCGGGAGACGTCAGATCCAAACGCCGTGTCTTCGTAGGCCGGCTCGCAGATCCACGCAGGCTTGCCATATCCCCATGCGCGATTGGCCGTGTCGTAGGTCTGAGCGGGGCGACCACTCGGGCCGTAGCCGTAGTACGTCGCACAGTCCATATTGCTCGCGTCGGTGAAGTCACCCGGCATCGTGTCCGGGCTGTCCATCTCGGCCGCGAAGAGCGCGTTCGGAAGCACCGAGCGAATGCCGGTGCGAATCGCCTGCACACGCGCACTAAGCGTGCTGCCGTCAGCGGGCGCGTAGTCGCCGTACAGGTACCAGAGGATGTTGGGCTTGCTGGCCCACCGAGTCGCGAGCCACACACCCCAATCGTGCATCACAGGATCGGCGTTGTAGGACTGGACGATATCGTTCGCCCACCCCTGGGTACCGCCCTGATATCCAAGATACGCGGGCGTTGGGAGCACCAACATCCCACGCGACGCGGCCTTGTCGATGATGGTGTCGATCCACGACCAGTACGCGCTGCCCGGTGTGCTGCTGAAGTGTCCTGCGGTCGCGAGCGGCGCGTCGCCATTGGCGTTGTTGGGCCCGCCGAAGTCGGACGTGGCCATCAACATCAAGATGAAGGCGTTGATGCCCTTGGCCTTCCGATCGTCGAGGTAGCTGTCGACGATGCTCGGCGTGCCGTAGAGCGACATCAGCCACGCGCTCTCGCACTGCACGCGGAACGGCGTGCCCTGCTGCGTTTCGAGGTAGCGACCGCTCGCAGCGACCTTGAGCGGGAAGATCGATGTCGAGAGCGAACCAGACGAGCGCCCGATGCTCGCTCCTGAGACCGGAGCTGTGGCGGCGATTCTTGCCATTGCTACGCCGCCGCGCTCCCGTAGGTCTTGATCATGTAGGGTGCACCAACGCTCGGGAACACGCGGTGCTGGCCGAGCACCGCGCCGCCCACCTTGTTGCCGCTGTTCATGAAGCGGTTGTCGATGTACCTGTAGCTGCTCGCGCTCGCGTACGCTCCTTCCGTATCGTAGCGAAGAACCGCCACCTTGGAGGTGTGCTCCTGCGGGTAGTAGATGTACCGCCCGTCTGTCTGCGCGAACATGAAGCCCTGCGCGAGCGCGTCGACGTTGTGGAAGTCGAACGTGGTGTACGCGGACGGATCAGCGAAGCCGAGCGTCCTGTCGTAGCGCGCGCCCACGCTCGCATCACCGAGGTTGTACGTCACTTCGCCGGGCACGAGGTACACGTACTGCCCCACGCACACGATGCCGTTGATGCCCTTGAGCGCCGGATTCACGTCGGCAACGAGATCGATGTGCTCCCACGAGCCGAGCGCGCCGAAGGGCTTGGTCGTGTCGTAGCGAATGAAGTGGCCGTGCGTTGTGCTGTTGTTGGCATACGGCGAGAAGTACACGTACCGGCCGTCGAAGCCCGCCCCGAGGTATCCGCGGCAGCCGTCGTTGATCGTCGCGATGTCGAATGAGTCCCACGACGCGACACTCGTGAAGCCCGCGCTTGCGAGCGTGTCGTAGCGCTTGACGATGTGGCCGCGCAGGTCGTCGGCAAACAGCGGGATCACGTACACGTAGCGGCCGTCGAAGACGCAGCCGCCGGTCGTGCCGCCGACGCTCCCGGGCACCGTGGTCAGGTCGAAGGCCGAATAGCTGGTGTCGATCGCGAAGTCCCGGTGCGTGTCGTACCGAATGAACATCTTCTGGATCGGCGCGAGGTAGACGTAGCGGCCATCGTTGCAGCCACTCACGAAGCCAAGGCTCTGCGCGCCGACGCTGGTCAGGTCCTTCGTGGACCACGCGGACGGGTCCTGGAACGGAAGCTGGCTGTTCCACTTGGCGAGCTTGATGTGCCCGCCGCCGTTCCACGGAATGAAGTAAACGCTGTCGTCGACCGCTTCGGCGCCGCCGTAGTTTCCGAAGGTGTTGGCCGGATCGATCTGCTGGAAGTCGAAGACCTCGGTGCTCGACAGGATGGTGTCGGGCAGGCCCCACGTTGAGCGCAGCAGCGCGTTGACCGCCGCGATCCGCGAGACGTCCGGCATACTGCCGCACACGATGGCGTGCGCGACTGTGACGTTGCCGTGCAGCGTCGAGTTGCTTCCAAGGCGCACGCGGTTGATCAGGTTGTCGAGCGCGCCGGTTACCGAGCCGGCGTACTCGCAGCCGTCGACCGCGAATGCGCATGTGTCGACGACGCAGCCGAGGCCGAAGACGTGCGGGCTGGTGTCGGCGGGTCCGGTCGTCTTGTTGGTATCGTTCGCCGCCGCGTTGATGCGGTTGTAGCGAAACAGTCCGCCGCTGTAGTCCATGGTCAACTGCGACGCGCCGGTGACCGCGGTGTTGGCGTGGAAGATAGTTCCACTTCCGACTGTCGAGTTGAGCGCAGCGACCACGAACGCGTAGGGGCGCGAGCCCGCGGGGATCGGCGTGGAGAGCGTGACGAGCAGCTCGTCGTCGACCCCATCGAACACGACGCCCGGATAGATGGTGTTGAACGCGGTTCCCGATCGCACTGGTTGAGCAGGAGCGCTCGCCTGCGCCATCGCCGTCGTGTCGCTGCCAGAGCTTGGCCAGCTCGCGACCGCGCCGTTGGGGATGTCGCGCGCGTCGTAGTTGAGCAAGATGTTTCCGCTCAGGATCTCGGCAAGCGTTGCGTTGAGCGTTAGCGTCTTTTCGTCGTACGCGGTGTTGCCATCGGCGTCGGTCACGGTCAGGCGCAGTACGACGGCGCCGTTGGGCCCCTCGACGGTCGCGGTCGCGTTGGCGATCGCGCTGTTGGCGAGCGTGACCTTGGTGCGGTTGGGACGACTGCGAAGCGTCCATGCGTAGCTGTATGGCGCGGTTCCGCCGCTTGCCGATCCCGCGAGCGCGAACGGGCTGCCGTACGTCACGATTGCGTCCGCGCCGGCGCGCGCAGTGAGCGGGATGGTGAGGTCCCGACCGTCCCACGGCTCGACTTGGATCTCACCCTCGTGGGTCGTGTCCATCGTACCGGTCAGGACATTGATGACCTTGACCTGATACCAAACCCGTCCCTTGGGGATCTTCTTCGTGATCGCGCGCGGGAAGTAGAAGGTAATCGTTGTGGCATCGACCACTGTCACATAGCTGTCAGGAGAGTTCCGGATGAGCGCGTAGCTCGCGGCTTTGTCCTTGTCGCGCTTGAGCTCCACGTAGACGATGGTGCCGGTCGCGGTTAGATCGGTTCCGGGTTTGAACTTGGCGGTGAACGTGCGCCACGTGTCTCCGGCAACGAGCGCACTGCTGCCGGTGAAATTCTGTGGAACCGGCATCTCTCAACTCTCCGTGAGTTGACCGCTCGTTTCGTCGAGCGTGGGTGGTGGCAGTGTTGCGTTGGCAGTCACGCGATGGACTCCTTCACCCGGATCGGGTCAGCGAGAGACCGGCCACCGGCGGCGCGAGATCGAGCGACACGCCATCCACCGGACGGGTCAGTGAGATCGACATTCCGATCGGCGGTGATGGTGGCGCGGGCAAAGAGAGCGGCGCGGAGCATGAAGCGCCTCCCGCGCTGACCGCGGCCACCGCGACTACGCCGACGACCGAAGCGACTGCGCTGCTACGACCGGCCGCCGCACCAGCGAACGATCCGCTCGAAGACAGACCGGTGATGACGCCGGCGCCGGCGCTCCTGCCCGCCGCCGCGCCGCTCGCCGATGCGGTGCCGGCGATCGTCGAGCTCGCGCTGCCAGAGCCCGCGGCCGCGCCCGCGACTGCAGCGACACCAACGACCGCGGCGTACGCGCTGCTGCGTCCCGCGGCCGCTCCCGCGATCGGCGCGCTGTTCGCCGCGTCGGCAACGATGCCTGAAGCGCTGCTCGAGCCCGCCGAGACGCCACTCGCAGCGGCGACACCGGTGATCGCAGCGAACGCAACACAGCCGCCGCAGCTCGAGCCCGCGGCAGCTGCAGAACCTGTGACCGCTGCCGATGCAGATGCGACGCCTGCGACTGCCGCAGGCGAAACCGCGCCTTGATCGAAGCTGACCGTTCCCGACGATCCGCCCGACGCAGCGCCCGCGATCGGTGCGGTGCCCGCTGCACCGCTGCTCGCTGCGGCCTGACCCGCTGCAGCACCAGCAACCTGAGCCGAGCCGAGTAGAGCTGCAGCGGCCGACGATGAACCGGTGCTCGGCGCTGCGATCGCAGCCGTTGCACCTACGTTGGCCGATCCGGCGCTACCGCCAGAGATCGAACCGGTGATCGGAGTCGTGCCCGCCGCGCTTGCCGAACCAGCGCCTGCGCCCGAGCTCGTCCCGCTGACTGCGCCAGTGCCCGTCGCGCTCGCGTTGCCCGCTGCGTTGCCCGTAGCCGCCGCGCTGATCGCAGCTGTGCCTGCAACAGCAGCTGACCCTGCAGCGCCCGACGAGCTCGCCGCAGCGATCGCAGCTGTGCCGCCGGCGCTCGATGCCGCTGCACCGCCACCAACGCTCGAACCAGCAACCGCCGCAACCGCGGTGACGACGGCGCTCGCCGACGAGCCGCCCGAGCTCGCGCCGTAGACCGGAATCGAAGGCGTCGCCGAAGTCGTGTCCGACGCGTACCCGGACGATGTGCCGGAGATCGCGGCGATGCCGGTGATCGCGGCATAGGCGCAGCTATAGCCCGAGCTCGATCCCCCGCCCTGGACTGTCGGGATGATGTTGGCGGACGCGCTTGCGCTGCCCGAGCTCGATCCCGCCGCCCCAGCCGAGCCCGCGACGCCCGCCGAACCCTGCGCTGAACCTGCAGCTGAACCAGCCGCCGCTGCGGATCCGGTCGCCCCAGCCGAGCCCTGCGCGTTGCCCGCGCTCGCTCCGGCGACAGCGACCGAGCTGCCGCCGCCACCGCTCGACTGAAAGAGAAGCAGCAGCGACATGCTCGATCACCCGAACTGGTAGGCCCGCACCTCGCCCCGACCGCCCGTTCCGCCCGCGCCACCCGCAGCTGAACCCCACGATCCACCGCCACCACCACCACCCGGAACGCCACCCGCGCCGCCGACGCCGCCCGTGCCGCTGTCCTGCGCGCCGCCGCCG